TCAACAACTCTGTATCCGCACCTTCTCAAAAGCCAATCATGCTTAATCAACACAAAATCACCAACAATGTCTCCCGTGTCACCTTCAACTATGTCAAGGACAACCCCGGCTCTACGCGTCAAGAGATCATCAGAGAGCTTGGGCATCAAGGCTTTGGCAAGGGGTCAATCTCGTCTTTGCTTGCACAGATGCGCAGAAGCAAAATGATCCACGACACGAACGGCCTATGGTACGCAGATGTGAAAGAGTACGAGCCCATCAAGAACCCTAACTACAAGAGCAAGGCCAAGCCAAAGCCCGAGAAGAAAGCCACGACAGGCATCGGTGCGCTCTTGAAAGCCAAGCTAGAAGCCATGCCTGAACCTAGCCAAGCCGCGCTCGATGCCGCGGCTAGAGCAATGGAGCCTGCACCACAGCGTAAAGCGTTCGTGACTCTTGTGCGTACGAAGACACCGCACGACATTCTCAAAGACATGACTGTGTACCAAGCGCATGAGTTGTATGTGCACTTGAAGCAAATGTTTGGAGGTTAAGATGCAGTACAAAACTACACTAGCGTTTCCCGTGAGCGCACTCGTATACAACTACGACGATAAAGCGCCAGACACAATCGTCAATGAAGGCATGACCCTGCGCGATTACTTTGCGGCTAAGGCTATGCAAGCGTTGATGCCAACAAATTACATAGATTCCAATGCAAAAGTGGCCTATCAAATGGCGGATGCTATGTTGAAAGCGAGAGAAGAATAATGGACGATGATGACACACAAGACTATGTCAGTTCAAGGCAGACCGCTATGAACAAAGAGTACAACTACAAACGCAACATACGCAACGAAACGCTTGAAGAAGTGGCGCGTGAGTTTGAGAAAATGCCCTTTGGCGACACCAGCGCCAGCTTTGCAGTCTTTGTTAGGAGTATGAAGCGCGATGCCTAGAGCCAAACCACCTGAGCCACTCAAGCACAGATACTTAAGAATGTCTGACAGGCAGTGGATGATATTCAAACAGCTTGGCGGTGCTGATTGGTTGCGCGTGCTCTTAGACAAGAACGCGCCTATGCCCAAGAAGTACTACGACAATGAGATCGAGCGGATACGCAACCCAGCCGATGCCGCCTTTTTAAACAGAAGGAGAGACGAGAATGACTAAGCCACCCATACCGACAAGCGACCAGCTTGATCTGTTTCATGAGAAAACGCGCATGTCTGTGCAAGAACAAATGGATCTGCTCAAAACCATGAAAGAGTTTGAGACCGCGCAGAAAGCCAACGATGTGCAAGTAGCGGGCACTCACTACAAGAGCAAAGCCATACAGCCATGGGACTACATCGTGGGCAACGACCTTGGCTACCTTGAAGGAAACATCGTAAAGTATGTGTCCCGTTGGAAAGACAAGGGCGGGGTCGATGACCTGAAGAAGGCGCGGCACTACCTAGACAAACTAATAGAAACACAGGAGAAATGACATGACCAAAGACATTGAAGAAACACGCGAACTCAACAACAAGAGAGCGCAAGTAGAAGCCGCAGTAGAAATTCTTAAGTCCGCCATGGGCAAGCAGAAAGTAGACATCGGCATATCTGCGCTCATGAGCTACATGTGTACGCTTGCGTACCACAACGGCTATCCGCTTGACAGGATGCTCGCCTACATTGCAACCCTTTATGAAATGCATGGGAAAAACAATGAAAAAACTTAAACGACAAGACTGGATGACCTTGCGGCTCCTGTACCTCATACTGGCGTCTGACCCAAGCGCGGCTGTGTTGCCTGATGTGGCAAAAATCATAGACCACTACGGGTACAGGACTGTGCTGTTTGCGTTTGGCTTGCTCAACAAAGAACTTGCCAATGACGGCAAAACATTTGCCAACCCAGAAGTCAACCTCACAAGGTATGTCGAGCCAAATGGAGAGCGCCATGGCTTCGACACCTGAATCAAAAGTAAAAGCGAATGTAAGGAAACTACTTGACACACTCAAAATCTATCACTTCATGCCCCCCGCTAATGGCTTTGGCCGAGCGGGTATACCTGACATCATTGGCTGCATGGACGGACACTTCATCGCCATCGAGTGCAAGGCCGGCAAGGGCACAACCACAGCTCTTCAAGACAGGGAACTCAACGCCATCCTCAACCATGGCGGGGCTGTGTTCATTGCCCGTGAGCACAACCTTGACGACCTGAAGCTGTTACTCACGGAGCTACGCGATGTTAGAAGCTGATTTCTCAATGACCGAAGCTGAACTGCACAAGCGTGTGGAAGCCATGTCAGACGAAGAGCAAGCCCACTTCAAGCTACTGATCCACAAACTGGTGATGTGCTACGGAGAAGGCAAGGCACAAGGCGTGGTCATCATTGGCCGCGCTGAAGATCAACTGGCAGGAGTCGTTACCCTAAACTGTAACGAGATGGAGGCGTCGCAACTCATGTTGGCGGCAAACGATTTTTTCGGCTTTCTAAACCTGTTAGACGCACCACCAAAAGAACAGTTTAATTAAGGAGAAGCAATGGCAAAACTACCGTACACATACACAATCTGCCCCGACCAAGAGGTACCCAAACAATTCACCGCCAGTTGTAAAGACATGGGGGAGTTGCTACGGCACAGCCCCAACGGTGACTTGACCATCAATCAAAAGCGCACAGCAACATGGGACGCATGGTCAGGCAATCACATGGGTCACATTGAGGAAGCGTTGCATGAGATGGCGAAGAAGGGGAAACCAAATGACAAGTGACGAAGTTTATAAACTGATCGAAGCCAACAGCCTGACTTTGCATGGTGACATTGAACATTTTGCCGCCCTTGTCGCTTCTGCCGAGCGTGAGGCGTGTGCAAAGGTGTGTGACGATTTGGATGATGACATTGTTGACGGGTTAGCGGGTTGGCAATATGCCGAAGCCATCCGAGCAAGGAGACAAGCATGAACAACTTTGAAGACATTGAATACACTGAAGCAAAAATTGTTGGGTCATATGAAACATTGGTAATAACTTGCCCGAAGCATGGCGAACACAGCCATGTAATTGCAAGTAGGATCAAAGGGCATGAAGGTGCGTGGTGTCAGATATGTTGGACTGAAACGCTTGGAGAACCTTTACCTGCCGTGGTCAAGCGCGTACCTTATGAGGAGCAACCATGACCATCCCAACATTCAGCGCCTACGAACACAAGATCGTCTACGAGAACCCCAAGTGCATTGGCGACGGCATCGTGCTGTACAAAGAAGCAACCATTGAGATCGACATCAAGCACATGAGATCGGACTTTGTCCAGCGCCTGATGTATCACATGGGCGAAGGGCATATTCAAATCAAAGTTGCACGAATAAAGGAGCAAGCATGACTGACTGGACACCTGAAGAAGACGAAGCCTTTAACGAGGTGGAGAAGCACAGCAACCTTGGCAAGCAGATACTGCGTGACATGGGACAGCCTTATTACTTTGACCCATCCAACGGCACGATAAGCAAGGACAAGAACGATCCGCGGTTCACACCGCTTGGTCAACTGTGGCCTGTGTCTATCAAGCGTGAGTGGGTTGGGCTGACGGATGAGGAAATTTGGGAAACCATTAGTCGCATTGGAACATCGGACTCGGATATAAACCCATATGCAAAACTTAAAGACGCCCGAGCCATTGAAGCCAAACTCAAGGAGAAGAACACATGAGCCATTGCCCACAGTGCAAAAAACTGATGCGCGGTGTTTGTCGTTTTTGTCAGCCACAGGAATACATTGATGTGGTGCAACAAGCATTGATGGATTTGGCAGACGAACTAACACAACGCCCTTGGGTCAACCTGACCAGCGAAGAGATCGGTGAAATCTATCGAGTCGGGTGGGCAAACAACATGGAACTGGCCCGAGCCATTGAAGCAAAACTAAAGGAGAAAAATGAGTAAACCATACGACCGAATCTTAACTTTGGATTTCGAGACCTATTGGGACACCAAGATAGGTTACACACTAACAAAAATGACAACTGAGGAGTACATACGCCATGACTTATTTCACGCGTTTGGATGCTGCGTTCATGAGTTCGGATCTGACAGCCCAACTACGTGGGTTAGAGGAGATGGACTACGTGAATACTTTTCTGGAATCGACTGGGGACGAACCGCAGTGCTTGCGCACAACGCACAGTTCGATGTATCCATTATGGAGTGGCGCTACGGCGTATCACCCTGCTTCATCTTCGACACCCTATCAATGGCGCGAGCTTTACGCGGCGTGGAAGTTGGGAACTCTTTGGCAAAACTCGCCAGAGATTTCGGACTCCCCGAGAAAGGGACAGCTGTACACTCAACTAATGGAGTTCACGAGTTGGCCGCCGCGCTCGAGCGAGACCTCAGTGAGTACTGCAAACATGATGTGTTTCTGTGCGAGGAAATCTTCAAACGGCTGGTGGTTGCCTATCCATCCAAGGAGTTAAGGCTCATCGACATGACCCTCAAGATGTACACCCGTGCATGCCTTGAGCTTGACCCCAACATGCTGACCGATGCCATACTAGATGAAAGAGAAAAACGTGAAGCCTTATTACAGAAGCTCGGCGTGGACGAAACTG